TCCTGATGGCGTATCAGTTATTCAACTGAACACACCTCGTGCATTGCAGATCAACACATCTACAACTGCTCGTACCATCACAATCAGTGGATATGACTATTTTGGTCAACCAATGACTGAGGCGATCACTGTAGCTACTGCTGGTACTGCAAAGTCTGGTAAAAAAGCTTTCTACCAAATTGCTAGCGCAACAATCAACGGTACTGCAACCGCAGTGACTATTGGTACAACCGATATTTTTGGTTTGCCAGTTCGTTGTTTTGATGCTGGTTACGTTGTTAAAGTAGGTTGGAATAACACATTGGCTCAAGATGCAGGTACATTTGCCGTCGCTGATATGACCAATCCAGCCACTAGCACAACTGGTGACGTTCGTGGAACTTACCAACCTTCTACAGCATCTGATGGTATCAAGCGTTTAGTTATGACAATTGCTTTACCAGGTATCGCTGTAGGTCCAAATGCTACCCGCACGGGCGCATTGGGTGTAACTCAAGCATAAGGGGAATAAACAATGTCAAAATCAATGAAAAAAGCAGGCGGCTTTAGCCAAATGCCAAAAATGATGACTGATGAGCCTTCAGTTATTCTCAAGCTTAAAAAAGGTGGTCACGTCAAGTCCCACAAAAAAGAGCACAAAGAAGAGCATGGCCATAAATCCATGAAACACGCCATGGACGGCGGTATCATGAATGCGTTGGCATCTGCTCCTCGCGGTCCACAGCCTGGTATGCCTGGAATGGCGCCAAAACGTCCTCCTATGGCTATGCGGCGCAGAGCTATGGCGGGTATGCCTGCTCCTATGGCCGCACCCATGATGAAAAAAGGTGGAAAGATACACCATATGGCCAAGGGTGGCGAGATGGAAACTAAGCATCAGCAGATGATGGAAGACAAGCGCATGGCAAAGCTTGAGGCTATGTTGAAAAAACATGAAAACATGCCTGCTCACTTGGCTCACAAAGGTATGGCCACAGGTGGTTCAGCCGCAGAGCGCATGAAAAACCTGGCTAAAGCCCGTGCCGCATTGCACAAATGCAAAGAAGGCGGTGGTATGCATCATCTTGACAAGTGTGAAGAGCATTTGGCCAAGTGTGGTGGTGGTTCGATGAAGAAAATGGCAAGTGGTGGAGCCACAGGCAAAGCTATTGATGATTTTGAAACCAAAACTACCATCGAGCATGATGAAAAGCCATATGTAGAAACCGAAATGCATGAGGCCAAGCGCGATAAAGTTCACGGTACAGGTGCAGTGAGAGAAGGTAATGCAGGCGGTTACAAGCACGGTGGTAAAGTTCACCACATTTCTGGCCACCCAGAAGGTTCTCATGAGCATCACAAGCACATGGCTAAACACCACGCTAAGATGCACAAAGAAGGTGGTTCAGCGCATCATAAAAAATGATGCATGAGCACCACAAAGCCATGTGTGCTGGCGGCAAATATGCCGAAGGTGGCCAAGCTATGGGTAAAAAGATGGACCAGTTTGAAACAAAAACTACCATCGAAAATGACGAAAAGCCTTACGTAAAAACCGAAATGCATCAAGCTAAAAAAGACAAAGCACACGGTACTGGTGCAGTTCGTGAAGGCAATGCTGGTGGTTTCAAGCGTGGTGGTAAGGTACATCACAAAGCTACTGGTGGTGCTATTCCTTCAGACAGCAATGAGAAGGAAGATAAAGGTCGCATCGTAATGGGTGGAACAATCGAGGGAAATGAACATGATTATGAAAATACTCAAGTTCATCAAGCCGAGCGTGATTCAGCCCACGGTACTGGTGGCGTTCGTATGTCTAACGCGGGTGGATTCAAACACGGTGGCAAAGCCAAGCATCACTATGCACATGGTGGTCATGTAATGGGAGCAGAGGATAACATCCACGGCACACCCAAAGGCAAGACCAATACCAGGACTGGTGAAGTTAAAGAGTCCAATGCTGGCGGATTCAAGCATGGAGGTCATGCCGCAAAAAAGCACTTCGCCACGGGGGGCTCTGTTAATAAACAGGGTTCTGCTGTGGCTATGCCCCAAGGCCACAAGCCTGCATCCAAGCCTGTACACATCAATGAATTATCTGGAACCTTCAAAAGAGGTGGAAAGGTAAAAAAGTTTGATGGTGGTGGTGCTACTGATGAGTCCCGTGGAGGCTATGATTCTGTTGCAAAACAAGACAAAGCCGACAATATAGCAATGAGAGACATGATGTTGAAGCCCTTAACAAGTGGATACGACATGATCAAAAATGCTATGGGATTTGGTAAACCACCCGCAGGTAGCGTGACTAAGACTGTTAAATCAACAACAGTCGCTCCCGCTAAAAAGCATGGCGGTAGTGTTAAGTGTTAAGTAAGGTGGGGGCTTCGGCTCCCACTTTTTAAGGAATAATTATGAGTAATGGAATTACTGCATCAGTAACACGCGCAGGCGCGTATGAGCCGTTTGATCTGCAAGTAGCACGTGGTCAAATTGGTGGTCACTCTCAAGTAAATATTTTTGGTTATGGCCAGATGAGTGCGACAGCAGGAGTCTTTGCCACACCATGGGAAAATTCCCCAACAACAAATTATGCGTTTCCCACTTCTGCTGGTGTAATGTATCTTGCCAGTACCGTGGCAGGCGATGCTGGTGTATTAATAACCGTTACAGGTTTGAATTCATCATATGTACTTCAAAGTGAAGTGGTTACTTTGGGTAGCTCGACAACCACAGGCGTTGCAACTGTTAATTCATACTGGCGTATTAATAACATTTCTGTTGCATTATCATCACCTGCTAATCCCACTGGTGTTATTACGCTAAATAACCAAGCCACAGTGTCTGGGGCTACTGTTTACGCGCAAATTAATACTACCACTTATAACGGTGCGACTGTAAGTATTGGTACATCTCAAATGGCGGTATACACAGTGCCTGCAAATAATAATTTGTATTTGACACGATTTACTGGCAATTCTTCCTTGAATGGTAATACTGCTGAATACAATACTTGGAGAGCTGTGGCTCAATATCCAAGTTCATTGTCATCTTCAGCGACTTTAATTAAACGAGTTGTACTGTCAAGTCCATTCAGTTTAAAGTATGAAATTATCAGAACTTTCCCATTTGTGTATCCTGCTGGAACTGACATTCAATGGCAAATTACTGATTCAACAACAGTACAAAGCTATGTCGGAGTGAACGTAGGGGGAGTACTAATTAATGCCGACAACAACACAACTGGAGTAGGTACATAATGCCAAGCAAATCACCTGCTCAACATCGATTGATGGAGGCCGCGGCCCACACCAAAGGTGGGTACGGTGGTGTGCCACAAAAAGTCGGTAAAGAATTTGTTAAAGCCGATGAAGGCAAAAAAATGGCCAAAGGCGGACTCTATGAGAATATTCACAAAAAACAAGAACGGATCGCTCATGGTTCAGGTGAAAAGATGCGTAAACCAGGTTCTGCGGGGGCACCGACTGCTCAAGCTTTTCGTGAATCAGCTAAAACGGCTAAACACAAAGAGGGCGGCCCATCTCTAGCCGTAGGACGTGGTGAAAAGCTCTCAGTTGAGCATGGAGCGGGTTTGACTGCCAAGGGTAGGGCAAAGTACAACAAAGAGACTGGAAGCCATTTAAAGGCTCCACAGCCACAGGGTGGCAGTAGAAAAGATTCGTTTTGTGCCAGGATGTCTGGCGTTGTGAAACACGCGTCTGGTGATGCGCCAAGAGCCAAAGCATCACTTAAACGCTGGAATTGCCCAGGGTGGTGAGGTAAAAAATGGCATTTTCAGGTACAACAGGCCAAACCGTCGTAACCGTACAAACGGTTATAGATCATGCTGTCCGTCGTTGTGGTAAGTTGGCCGAAGAGATCACGTCTGAACAGCAAATAGCCGCACGTGAGAACTTGTACTTTCTGTTGTCCAACATGATGAACAGAGGAATACAGTACTTTGCCATTCAAAAGCTTGTTATAGGATTGAATGCAAACCAGTATGAGTACACCCTACCAAATGGTGCAAACGACGCTCTAAACGTCTTGTATCGCCAAATGAAACAGCCTACGGGCAGTTATTATTCAAGCGCTGGAGGTGTTGTTGCAAACATATTTGACAACAATGTCTCAACATATTGCCAACAAAACAGTGCTAATGGTAGCTTTGAGGTGATTTATGGAACCAATGATCCCCAATATATTGGGTCAATTGGTGTCATGCCTTATGTTGCTAACAATGGATCGGCCACTTGGAGTTACTATTTGCAGTGTTCAAGTGATAACAGCAATTGGACCACGCTGTACACGGCCACAAATGTCTCTGTGACTGATGGCCAGTGGATTTGGCAGGATATAGACCCTGGTGCAAATGTTGCTTATTACCGTATCCAGGCTTTCAACGGCACAACTTTGGCGCTGAGAGAACTATATTTTGGTAATAACAGCACCGAAATTGAAATGTCGCGCNTAAATCGTGACGACTACACCAATTTACCAAACAAAAACTTCACTGCTAACCAACCTTTTCAGTATTGGTTCAACAGAACAATTAATCAGCCCACTTTGACGTTGTGGCCAGTGCCAAGTACGTCTTTTGTCCAAATGACGGTCTGGTATTCAGCCTATATTCAAGACGTTGGAGCACTGTCAGGGCAGTTGGCTATACCTCAACGCTGGTATGAAGCGACTATTTTTATGCTAGCTCANCGGATGAGCTTGGAGTTGCCTGGTATTGATTTGGCAAGAGTTGCATATCTTGAGAAAATGCAAGATAAGTTNCTCTATGA